GGATTTTGGCGTACCCACTCTCCATCCCTTTCACGCCTTATTGAAGAGGAACCTTGTATGTCGTCCGAGAAAGAGACCTTCACTGGTGTCAGAATTCCTTACTCTGATCTCAGTGGAACTCTTGATCCTCATAAAGTTTATGAGACTCGGGCGAAATACGAGGCAGTCAACGCAAGTTCTGGACTAGAGCGCTTCGCATATAGGGTATTCGGACCCGCATTTATTGGTTCTTTGGCATTCGCCATGAACCCGTATGTGCGATACGAATTTCCTACGATGCGAATCACTCCGGTGAATAGAGTGCGAAAGCCTATCACGATAGATAGGAAAAGTCGACAGGCTACTAGCCGGTCGACCACTATCCATTGTGCTAACGCTCCAAATACTGAAACTGTGGAGCTATCGGACTTTGGTCCGGTCTCTTGCACTACTAGTACCTCCAAAAACGGTCCGAATGCGCTCATTGCGCAGCCGGCCGTTAGGGGATTTATCGGCGATACTACGGTTCGTACTCGATCTTTGAATTCAAAGGGTGGAGAGTTTGAACTCTTCATCCCTAGAATGAGTAGTCCCGGTCATTATAATACCGGGCATTCCTCGTCGAAGATCATAGTCTTTCCTGAGGGTGGTGATCACATGCAATATGATTCCACCGTTACGGAAAGCCGAACCTGGATCGACGGTCCAGATATGTCATACCCAGAAGTCGAAGCCAATAAGATTCTCATTTTTGAGAAGTCCATGTTTACGCAAACTGTTGCTAAATATGGACTCGGTGTGTTGGCTGATTCGTTGCCAACCTCGAGACGCTTCTCAGCTGTGAGGTCCTTGGTTGAGCTTCGAGAGACTCCGATGTTACTGCGGAATTCTCTCGAGGCCCTAATACAATCGTCTACCCTCCTTGGCCTTAAAGGCCAAGGAAAACAATACCTTAACGTGGTATTTGGGTGGGCGCCTTTGTATCAAGACATTCTGGATTTATTGGCATTGCCTGAGGTGATCAGTAAGGAAATCAATCGCCTTATTGATCGTCGAGGGCAGCCAACTGTGTTTCGGGCCAAAAGACAAGGCCTTGGAACAGTTGACACTTCCATAAATCCTCACTGGGATCAATTTGGGAATGAAACGTGGGTCGATGGGTCATGGACCTCATCACGTAAGTGGTCGCTTAAGTCCGCGGTCACTTACACACTACGTTTTCCTCAAATTGATGTACCTAGGTTACGGGAGGATCTTCTTTCCGTAAAATGGGGAAAGGATCCGAGGCCACAGGACG